AGGTGCCCCAATAAGCCGTGCAATTTCATGGTCTGCTTGTATAGACCCACAATCAATTTTTAAATAAAAATTTTTATTATCATGCATTGCTAATGCCAAACATTGTACAATATAGGTTTTTCCAACCCCAGTAGGGCCACATAAAAATGTAGTGGCTATTGGTTTGTTGTCTTTAAGTGTAAGACCATATTTAATATGTTTTACAGTTTTTAAAATCTTTTCTTTGGCTTGTTTTTGACCAACAATATTATTTTTAAAAATATCAATAACTTTTTCTGTAATGTTATTACTCATATAGATTTTCCTTTAAAAAAAAAATCAATATCATTTTTATCCTTCAATCCAGTCTCCAAATTGATATCCCCACTCCATCCACTCTTCAACTTCCTGATCTGTTGCTTTACGATACCAACTCCACGGTTCACCATCAGCATCATAATGACAAACAGTCCATTCATTTGGAGCAGGTTCAGGAAGAAATTGACTTGTTGTAGTGATAGTAAAAAAATTGTGTCTGTTTTTAACTTTAATATAGGTCATCATTATTCTCCTTGCTCTCTTATACTATATCAAGAAGTTGTTAATTCGTCAATTTTATTTCTATTGATTAATTTTTACCAATTTGGGTCTCTTGAAAAATCCGAAATAAGGATCATTGGATGAACGATTAACTGTAGCAGAAAAGATAATTTCCCGGCCAATCAAAGACTCCACATCCCCAACCGATTCCAGAAGAGCAGCAGGAGCAGAACCATAATATTTGCGTCCCTCAGCGTCTTCTACCAACATACGATAACCGGGATAAGGGGTTTCTTCAATATTTTTGTATTTGATTGAAAGAATCTTGCCAGTGATTTCATATTTTCCTTCAGACACAGGAACTTTGGTTTCTGGAGCAGAAGGGGCAGGAGGAGCGAGAGGATTCTCAATGGCCTTGGCTAGCTTCTCCGCATATGCCCACTGGCGATTTGTCAGACTGCCATACTGCGCCCCGTGAGACAGAATATTGCGCAACGTTGCTTGTTCATAACTCTCATTCGTTGACGGGGGAGTATCAAGAAGAGACGCATACAATTCCAAAACCGTACCTTTCAGAGAAGTTAAAAACACATCTTTAATATACTTTTTCCGAGCTTCTGCCTTTTTTTGACGAGTCTCCAAATATTTTTTACGATTGACTTCCTGAATTGCGTCTTTCAACGCGGCTGAAGCAAACGTAGAAATAGTATCCGCACATTCAAGCCCGGTTTTGATATAGGTATTGGTTGGTTTGTGATAAAATACTGCATAATTCAAAACATTTGGGTTTCCACAAACATCACAAAATCCACCATGATCATGGGTAGAAAATTTTCCACCAGTATGATTAATATGTTCAATGATAATGTTACGATCATCAGGAACTTCATCATTGAACAGCTGGATGCCCACAAATTCATAATTTTCAGGAATGAGATTTTTAGGCGAATGAACATCATCACGAATTCGTTTGGTCATTGTCTGTGTCCTCACACTTCCACTATATCACTTTTGAACCACATAGTCAACAAGTTTTTCAATAAATTTTTTTAATCTTTACATACCGTTAATAAACTCTAGATATCGCAAAGCATCCCGAATCAAAAATCCTCGGGTTTTCAATACTTCACAAGCACGTTCTGCCAGTTCCACAACAGATTCCTGACAATCTATGTCTGTTTGAAGCGATATCCAGTTATCATTTGCGCGTATCCAAACATCCAGTTCTGTTCTTAACACTTTGTCGTTAAGTGGAGCTTTTTCATATTCTTCTGGAGAACCCTTGCCTGAATAATATTGTTTCAGTTTCAATAACAATTTATCTCGTTGTTGATACATCTTCTTAAGAGCTTTCTTTTCAACTATGTATATATTTGTCCATTGTACTAACAAATCAGCAGTTTTGAGGGCTTCATTGTGAAGATCCAATCCATGAGATAAACTTGTTACCTTTACTTCATCTTCAAATTTTTTAATATACGTTTCCAGCTTTTGTTCCAGTTCAGAATTGTTCATAAGATCATTATACCATAGAACCGGAAATGAGTTTCATGAATTTCTTGTATCTTACCAATACACTTAATCCGGCCAGCCAACATTCTTTATCATCATTTTCAAAACCATGTGCCTTGAGATCTTCATACTTTAATCGAACAAAACCATTTTTTTCTGGACGTAAAATTTCATCAATACCATGAAGCAGTCCGCCATATTTTTTACAAATTTTGAAAAATTCAGGATACTTGTCACGAAACTCTTCCATTATCTTTATTTTGTCATCAGGAATTTTTTTCAACTTTTCATCATTATATTCATCTTCACTATAAAGAAATGGCCCAAAATATTTGAAATCAATTTCATCAAAATGTTTGTTTATAGTTTGAAAATCAGCTTGAGACCAAGATGTTAAAGAAGATACAACAAAAAAATCTCTATGAATAGCAGATTTTGGCATATTTAACATTTTTGACATAAACTCAACAACTACATCATAAAATTCATTCACATCATCAAATCCGGCTTCAGATAAACCAATTTCAAATGAATGTACAATATCTTCTGCCGGAGCTATACCAACATACTGTCTAGCCAAAGGAATTACAACATATAAATCGTCTTCACTATAAGTAAATCTGGAAGCAACTTCTTTGGAAAACGAACAAACAAGTGATTTATGCCGGGGAGGAAAATTGCTCCATCCTGACATACCAGAAGACATAACATATTCAATAATTGGAGGAACCCCTACTTCCGGCAACCGGGACAAAAATTTACTTGAATCATAAAACATAAAATTTGCTTCTGGATCTGAAATACGAATGCCTCTATAAATCAATACAATTTCATCCTTTAATTCAAATATATTTTTTTCATAATATTCCATAATTAATGCATCAAAAGTCTCTTCATTGATAATTTTATATCCCTGTACAATTTTCCCGATATTTGAAGCTCGTAAATTTAGTTCTTGTTTTTTAAAAAAGTCTTCAGAATCTTCTTTTAATAGTTTCATATCAAATATTTATTAAATTTTGTATTCAAGATTAAGTGGAATATTACCCAAATGTTGAAGCCGTTTCTTATGTTTGAAAAAGTGTTTTCCGTGTCCTGTCAAAATACCATGTTCCAAAAGATCTGCAATATGAACCATTTCATGAATAAGAACATGAATATAAACTTTTCGGGAACTAAATTTACGGTATCTGAAATATAAACCAATGGTTTTTTTGGACTTATTATATTCTACTTCAGCAATAATATTTTTATAGGGGGGTCTAAATCCGATTTTCAGATCTTTTGGGTGGGGAAGAAAATCATTGAAAATCTTACGGTTATAATATACATAATCAATAATAATGTGCTTTTTCTTCGCTATGTACATTTATTCGAAGTATTGAAATATTTAGCAATCAAATATTCTTTGACAACATCGTCCCGAACAATATCTTCTAATTGAAACCGGACAATAGAAAAAGACTTCATTTTTTCCAAAATATTAATAAATTTAGTAAATCCACTTTTTTTCTGATCAAGATCACATTGTTCTTCATCACCTACAAAAAAGAGTTTACACCCCTTTCCCACTCTGGTAATAATAGTATCCAACTCATGAAAAGACATATTTTGAATTTCATCTGCTATCACAACACAATTTTCAAAAGTCGTTCCTCTCAGAAAAGAGGTGGTAGTAAATTCAAGAACACCTTTATCACTCAAAATAGAAAATGCATCATCACGGTGAAATAGTTTATTTATCAATACTTTATAAACATCTTCATAATATTTGATCTTGTCGTCTAATGTTCCGGGAAGGAACCCGATATCTCTGGTGGGCACAGCACTCTTGATAATTAAAATTTTTACAGGAATATAATGATTCCATTGTTCCATTGCATATTTAAATGCTAAATATAAGGAAATAAAAGACTTTCCTGTTCCTGCTACACCAATCAAAACTTGATGATAATTTTGTTCAAAATTCTCAAAAACAATTTTTTGATTTTCAGTTAATGGTTGTATATTTGCAAGTTCAAGACCAAATGAAACTAGATGATTATTGTTGCCGTTGTTTGACTTTTTCTTTGTTCTGGACATTAATTACCTCAACTCAGACTTCTTTTGGAATTGCATGTGTCTTTTCAAGAGTGCTATTTTTATATTTACTTTTAATCTTGCCAAGAACATATTTTTGGAAGTCTGAGGGAGGTTTTGTTATTCCAAGCGTGACCGGATCACCGAATCGGGGGGCACGTTTCCAAACAATTACCATTTCTCCTCCACATACAGGACATGGAAGAATATTTTCTGGAGTAAAGCAGTCATCAACTTGATGACTACAGGATTTACACTGAAAGTCCAAATATCTTTTCATGCCTCTATTTATTGTTCAACTTTATGTACAAATTGTTCCATAAATTCTTGAGCCAATTTATGTATTTTTACTATTTGTTTTGAACTTGTTTTAAAATCAAATTCATGCACATGCCCCTGTTGTAAACGGCTTACATTCATCATCAGAATCTTCAAAGATTTAATTTCAAGTCCGTAACACTCATAAACCATCACAGAATATGCATTTAATTGAAGAAAGTAATTTTCAATGTAAATAATATCTTTTTCTTTTGTTTCTGTTTTAAAATCAACAATATACGGAATATCATTATATGTACCAATAAAGTCAGGAGTTCCGGCAACCCCAAGATAATCAGAATAAAGCGGAGTTTCCATTTTGAATGGTTCCATTTTTTCAATCCAAGGAAAAACCGCCTTGAAAATTTTTGGGTATTTTTTCATAAATTCATCATAATTACGGTTCATAATAGCTTCATACATTAAAGTATGAACTTCTGTCCCCGTATTTGTTGCCCTGTCTTGTATTCGTTTGGCTTCAGCTTCCCCAATATTGTTTTTCCATTTTTCAATCGCCGTTTTATTATTCAGCGAGAGAATGGTTGTAATACTTGGATACATTTTCTTTCCGCAAATATAAAATCTACCGGAAGGTGTATCAATTTTCTTCAAATTTAAAGAAAAATCTTTGGCGTTTTTGAAAAAGTCGTTCATAGCTATATTATACCACAAAATCTTTCTAGAATAAATAGTTACATATGACAAATAAACATTCTAATCTTTTTCTAATTAATTTGAATACGCCTTTAGCAGAAGCAGTCTCCATCCAAGGTCTTCTGAAAAGTGGCCAATTTGGAAAGAAGTTTTCTGCAAATGTAGAAAAATTAAGACAAGCCAATTTGTTCTCTGGAACAGATAAAGAATATGTTGAATACCTGATGACTTTTGATCCAACTATAAAAAAGAACGGTGCTACATATTTTTTCAATTGGTTCAAAAATCTTACAAATTTGCCGGAAGATTATGACAAATTTATTGACCTTTTGAAAAAGTATGGGGAGCAATTTTCTGAAGCTTTATCAAAATATAAAGACACTGACATTATGGAAGATTTCATTGGTCTTGATATTTTGGGAGAAGGTGATCTTGATATTATTGAAAACGTTTTGGAAAATGTTGTAAAAAAATTTGAAGAGCGTCAAAAAGGAAAAAAAGCTATTGAAGATATAAAGAAAGAATTTAGAAGCAAGGCTTATCTTCAAAAAACTATTGATGGACATCCAATAACCTTTTATCATACAACAGATCAAAAAGATAATTGTATCATCGGTAAAGGTACTAAATGGTGTTTAGGTGGAGAAAAATATAACACGACAGAATGGTATCATGATATGGGCAATAAACACTTTTTCTATGCTGTCTTTGAAGATTTAAAAGATGAAGAAGGAAGACAATTTAAATATGTTGCTGTTCCACACAGTTACTATATGGTTCTTACTGCCGGGCCTTTTCCAATTGATTATCGTGATGTTGTTGATGATGTTCCAGATATTAATAATGATAAAAAATTTCCGGCAGCAAAAGAAGTTTTAATGACAATGTTTGAAACTGGAATGAAAAAAGTTATGATTCAATACGCCAGAGATTTTGTTCAATTGGTCAAAACAGATTCTCTTCCTGACAGGGTAAGAATTCCTGAATTTCTGGCCCGGCCAAGAAATTTACCTACAGAAATATATTATAGTATATTCCAATATTTATCAATGTATGCCTTCTTTTATTATAGAATGTATATGGGAGATGATCACGATGGTGTTAAAATGGTTAATCGACAATTTAAAGCTGTAATTGAAAGAGAAATTGGCCCTGAAAATTGGAGAAGAATAAGAGAATGGGAAGATAGAGTAATGTTCCCGGAAATGCTTAGACCAATACATGAAGCTGTTGTTGCAGATAGTTTGGTTATTAAAGGTGAAAAAACATTCTCAAATTCTACAGAAGCTCTATTTTCTATAGGATTAACTTTGGCTGAAGAAGGTAGAAAAAATAATGATACTTCATTCAACGGATTTTCTGTTGCCTATAGATATTATTCAGAGATGTATAATGTTGCCAGCGCTACTTATGAAAATGGTGTTTTGACCGCTTATGATAGAAATGGTAATGTTCTTTTTAATTACAGATACTAAGTATAAAGAACCAATAAATTTATTATTCTCCAATAATTCAATGGAGAAGATCTGACACAGTGTTCCTGAACGTAATCCTGATCTGTTTTTTTCAAAATAGCTGAAAGTGGAAAATATTCCCTTTTTTTCGGATACAAATAAAATTCTGCTTCTCCTGTTTGTGCATCAAAGATCAAAAACACGAAAATATCAGAATCTTTGATGTTTAATTCACACACCAATCTTTCTGGAGATTCATACAAAATGTTGTATCTTGGATTGGCATTTGCAACACGTTCATAAAGTTCCCCACCAATAAGGCTTATTGTCTTCAAGAATCCATTCATAAACGTCATAAAAGATTCTTTTTGAATGTTAAGTTTATTTTCTTTCAATAAAGAAAAATCCACCTTCATAAATTATCTCCTTTCATTTTGGATAATAAAGACGACTAATCAATAAATTTATTATTCTCCAATAATTCAATGGACAAGATTTAACACACTGTTCGTCAACATAATCTTGATCAGTATTTTTCAAAATGGTTACAACAGGAAAATATGGATATGGAAATTTTCCTCTGTTCTTTGGATAAAGGTATAAATCTGATTCTTCTGTAGTTGTATCAAATATCAAAAACATGAAAACATCAGAATCTTTTATGTTTAATTCACATACCAATCTATCGGGAGATTCATATAAAAATCTTATATTGGAATTTACAATACGTTCATAAAGTTCTCCATCAACAAGACTTGCTGCTTTCAGGAGTCCATTTATAAATGCATTAAAGGATTCTTTATTAATGTTAAGCCTATTTTCTTTCAATAAAGAATAATTTATCACCTTCATAAATCATTTCCTTTCATTTTTTAAATTTTCAAATTCCTTATGGATTAACAATCTTGATTTGTGACGTATTAATATCAGTATAACAAACACTTCCCGGAATCAACATCACTGTACAGGTTGGTTGAGTCGGTTCCCAGAAAAAGAGTTCCTTCCAATTGGTTATCTCAATTGTGTCCCTATGATCAAGAACTGCCCAAGGTTCTCTAACCACCATATCCCGATATCTCTCCCAATTTTTTTGTAGTTCATCAACAAATTGCTTGGGAGAATATTTTATAGGAGTAAGAAAATTAATAGAAAACTTGATTTTCATTCCAGCCTTTAAAACAACGCCGGAAGACGACCAATTTAAATTGGTCTGTTCGCTATTATTTTCTATCTTTACAACAGAAAAACCATTACAATTCAATTCTTGAGCAACCATGAGAGAATATTTTTCAAGAATTGGTTTGGCCTTGGTGAACCATTGAATCTTCAATTGAAGATCATTCAGTGGATTGACAGGATCAAATGGAACCTGAGTTCCCATTTGATCGACAAATGGCTGCCATTGGCATTGAACAGGGAAAGAAATTGCCAAAACAAACACTAACGTTGTAAGAACTGTTTTTGGAATATTCATAAACATGTTCTCCTTTCCATATTATTTATGGAGAACATCTGAAAATAAAGTCCTTGGCGAGAATTGAACTCGCTCCTGCTCAACCGGAGGCCAGCCCGATCAAGCTGTTCTGGCCCGATAAACTACAAGGACTTTACGGGTCAATACCTGACCCTAATCAGAACGTTGTCCCACCTCCGAGACGACCGTTTGGTTATCCAAACGATCCCTTTGGCGGTGATCAGTCGCCAAAGAGTTCTGATTTATTACTATTATACATCATGACCAACATCTTGTCAAGCAAAAATTTTGGCGCTCCCGGCAGGACTTGAACCTGCGACCCTCTGCTTAGAAGGCAGATGCTCTATCCATCTGAGCTACGGGAGCGCAAAAATTTATGGCAATTGTTCGTTATTATCTAACAATTACTATACCAAATCTAGTCTAGTGAAGTCAAGTGACCTTCGGGAGCATAAAGAGTCAGAATATGATTTTCTGTAAATCCTTCATTTTCATGAATATATGAATGATTCAAAGCAGGGATATCAAAACAAAGAGATAAAAGTATAGATTCATAATAATCATCTGTATGAGGAACATACATACTTCCATACACTTTTTTTACAATTTGAGGAAAGTCAATATTTTCCAGATAATTGACAAAGGCGTTATATTGTTTGCCTCCTTGAGTATATTTTCCCTGTCGTCCAACCCAAATAGTATATCTGGCATCAGGAAACATTGTTCCTGCAAAACCGTATGTCATTAATATATTTTCATCAAGAAAATCAGAAACACATGAATACCCAAGTTTCTTGATATGCCCCGCAAGATTGGTTCCATCTGGAACTTCGTCCCACACAACTCCTTCTTTTTTATTACATATGATGAAAGGATTGTTCTTTTTATTGACTTTGTTAAAGTTATTCATTTCAAATGTGGAATAATACCGCCATAAATCACAATCAGAATTATTATTTCCTATTTCATTATAGACTTTCCAAATATTTGCAAGTTTATTATAAAGATCATCAAAAGTATTTTTGTTCATATTATGAGAAAATTTTACACAGTATCCGCTTTCTCCATAAATTAACACAAGAACAATAGTTTTGTTTTTTATTTTGGAACTTTCAACATACTCATATACTGTCTTCAGACAATTTCTGAAAATTCCACCAAAATAAACATATTCATTCCAGACCAAACTTACTTCAGGAATCTGCAAGTCTGACCCGGAAACTGTTCTCATTGTATTTAAATTAACATCAATTAATGTTGGAGAAACTGTGATTGGAATAAATGCTTCCAATTTATTATTCCGTGTACGAATAAAACAAAACAACTTTTTAAAATCATTAAAAGTTCTGAAAATACTAGTGTATGGAACACTAAAATCAGTCTTACGTTCTTCCAATGCAAGAATATCTTCCAAATACAATGGAAACAATTTTGTTGTTCCGTTTGAAAATGATTCACAAATAACAGATTTTAAAGATGCTTTAGTGTCAAAAAAACCACCATCTTCCCAATCCAATACTTCTTTTGTTAATGCAAGAGTGCCTAATTCGGTTTTTTCAAAAATCATATTAATTATCCTTTATCATTTTTTCAAAATGTTCAAATAAAGCCTTTTCTGTTACAAATTTTACTTTTGTAAACGTTTGAAGATATTGTAACCAAGGGGAAACTTCTGTTCCTGTTTTTGAACAAACAATAAAAATTGGTTTGGTCATAATAGTAGCAGCATAATGCAATTCCATTGCAGTTCCCCAACTACAGTACTCGGAATTTGTAATTACAACATCAGCCCTTTTAATATCTTCTTTATTCTTATGAACAACGTCAATGCACATTTCGTAATCATCTTCTTTTCCTCTAATATCATACTTCAAAGGATCAATAATGTCAATCCCTTTCATTTTTTCCAGCTTTTTATACAATCTTTTTCTCCACTTGTTACCTTCAATAGCAAGCTTCAGAAAAAGACTCATTTTCTTTTTCTTTTTAAGAGAGAATGTAATTGGTGCAGAAACGTACACAGACACTTTTTTCATGAAGACTCCTTATTATCAAACAAATCTGAAAAAAGATTCTGGACAATTTTGAAATCCAGTGTCATAAACAAAGGCTTTTCAGGATCTGTGACATAATAAGGAATTTGGGAAACACCATCTGTAATAAATGATACAAATTGGAAAAATTTGTCCTGACCCATTGCATTAATAAGTACAACTTCCTCGGGGTATCGAAAAGCAAACAATCCTTCTTTTTCATCATAATTGTCACTGTTCAATAGCAAAATCCATTTTTCATTTGGATATGGGCAGTTAACAAAAGAATTATTGATTAGTGAATAGTACGCTCCAAGTTCTCCATTAAGAACTGTGTTGACGTACCGATATTTGCTATATGCATCATCAAAAACCTTCCATTCAATAATACGGTTTGTGTTGTCTGATGTATTAAAAATTACTCCAAGCAAGCTTTTTCCCAACTTTGGTTCCTGATTACGAGGGTAAAACATATTACTATACATTCTGATAAATTCTTTCAGAATGTCATAATGTTTGACATAAACATTAACAATCCTGTTACGCATTACTTCTATATCAGCAAACATCAAAATGCAGGCATCTTCAGATTCTCCAATATTTGAATATACTCCACTGACAATACCAATTCCCAAACTGTCAACAACAAAAACAACACAAACGTTGTTTATTTTATATTTTTGACAAATATCAAAGAAATCTTTCTGCCCGCCAAAACCACTAAATTCTGATGGAACAGGTTTCGGAGTTTCTCCAAAATATGGAGTTTCAATAACTCCTGAAGGGTATTTACACGTCCTGAAAAACCATACCGGAACGTAAATAACGGCTTCAGATGTTTTTGTATTGATTGTAAAAATATAACTCCCGTCTGTCAGTTCCCCTCCAACGTTGGTAATGTAAGAGCTGGTAAAACGATTATAAGGAAGTTCATAATGAGCATATGCCCATCTATGAAAGGCCATTTCCAAAATTTGTGTTGAATTGTCAGTATTTTTAAAATAAGGTTCCAAATTCTCTATATCGCTTCCATCATATACAAACAAACCATCCATGAATGGAGTGGAACCCCAAGGTTTGTTAAAAAGTTCAAAAAAATCAGACTGCATCCAAGAGTGATTATATACAAAATTGGTTGTATAAGAATGTTTCAGCTTTTCCATTGTTAGTCCCTTTCATTCAAAAATTCACAATTAAATTCTCTACACAAATCTCCAATAAGTACAAAGAAATCAAGAACATCATAAAAAGATTCGTTCTGGTCAAACGCACAATACGGGATAAGAGAAGAACTTTCAGTAATTCCTTTAATGAAGGAAATAAAGTCTTTTCTGTTGTTCTTATCAGTCAAAGCTCTCAACATTTCTTCTTCATAAGTGTTAATAAAATAGGCTGTTTCCGGTTCTTTTGTTTCTTCGCGGTATCGTTCCGAGTTCAAAAACAGTTTCCATCTTTGATGTGGATAATGTGCATCAACAAAAGAATAGTATCTCAGAACATTATATGCTCCAAAAATAGTCCCCAAGTTGTTAATGAAATTATATTTTTCATGATCATTATTAAAAGTTTCCCACTGAAGCAACAGTGATCCTTCTCTGAATATCTGATCAAAAATACCCAAAAATTGTTTACTTCTTACAGTATTATAAATTCTTTCACGGGAAGAAACAGAAAACATCCGGCAAAATTGCTGAAAATCTTCATTTTTTGCATATACTTCAGCAATTTTATTGTATGTTTGTATAATTTTTTCAATAAAAAGATCTCCGTATTCAACATTATTATGATGCTCCAACAAACCCAACCCAAGCCTTTCAAGAACATACAACACCGAAACATTTTCTATTTTCTTTTCATTACAGATAGAAAAGAAAGGTAGAAAATTGTGTTTTGTTCCGAGAGTCTCCAGTCTGTTGGGGGAATATTTAAGAATGGATTTGTTGTTAAAGATAAACTTTTCACGATCAAACTTTCCGTTATCAACGGCAGTTGTCGCTTTATCCAAGATTACAGGAATTTGTACAAGTGCAGTTTTTTGGTCTGTGCTCAAACTTGCGATAAACTCTCCGGGAAAGAAATTGCTGCCTGAATTTGTAATAAAAGCCTCATAAACCATTGTTCCACGAAAAACGCTTGGAAAAATCTGACACAGGTAATCATGGAACAGATCACTAAAAGTTTTATTCTGATCTGTTGGCGCGTTAATAACGTGGGTTTGATAAGATGCTGATACGACAACCTCACTAACAGGCGAGGAAGCCATATCTCTGCCGCCGTTTTTTTCATTATTCCATGAAAAATTTTCATGGAAATCGCTTATCCAGTCGTAACCATATTCAAGCTTTACAAGTGTTGGTTTCATGCTTTCAGTATACAACAAAGTTTTGAACAAGTCAAGCATTGATAGATTAAAAAAATTTAAGGCGGGAATTGTTTCCCGCCTTTCTTCGTGAATTAATTATATTTACCAAACTTTCACAATAACGTACTTCTTGTTCATTTTTCCATCAATTTCATATTCAACTGTTTTAATACTTTTCAGATATTGAAACATCTTTTTTCTTGATTCTCCAAGCATTTGAATAAGTTCTTCAGGTTTTCTGATCCGTTTTGCAAAAGATGTTTCAGGATCAAACCTGACAATGTTGTTCTTATTGATTGCAAGTCCAGAGTTATCTTTTGACTGAATCCAAACAGCCATTTTTTGTTTCGGGATCCAAATCAAAACGGCCAGTGCACCAACAATTTTTTGAGGATCTGTCAAGAAAGGAAGGCCTTTAAAATCAGGATCTCCATTTGGATTAAATTTAAAAACTTTAGTAACTTTTAGGGATCTTGAAGTCCGGCGGGTTTTCCGTTCCCTCTTTATATTAATAATAGTTTCCAATCCTGAAATAATTTCGGAAACCATTTTAGGGGTAACGTTACTATAGGATTCTCTAACGTATGGATCTGTAAAATATTGATTTAACTCATTTTTCAAACGAATCGCCTTTTCTTTTATCCTTTGTTCTTCATTCCGGGAACAGTGTGTCACCCAATTTCCGGGAAACTTTGCAAAGAAAAGGCGAATGTCTCCCACCGAAGAACATGAGAAGACATCATCAATAAGGGTCTCATAGAGGGTCATCATAGATGTTGATGGAACGAAACTGATATCAGTTGAGGGTTGTTTGGGTGTTGTTTCGGTAGTCATACTCTGAATATACCTCATAGACGTCAAATTGTCAATAGAAGATTCATTAAATTTTTTTTATCACTTTATTGGACAAACTCCTGAAGAACACTCCATAGACTCTAGATCATCATCCCCTATATTTTCAATCTTTTCAAGTTTTCCTATTTTCTTCAACATTTTCCGATAAGTCTGTTCATCAATCTCTTCATACGGTGCCTGAACAAATCCATGATCGGAATGAAGCAAGAATGATACTGATTTAACTGAATTATCATAATTTTTCTTTAACCATTCTTTAATTTCTGGTAATTCTTCTTTTCTGTAATAAACTGTAACTGATACAGCATTATCAGCCCAATTTTTTTGCATAAATTTCACCAATTCCAGTTGTTCAACAGCAGACATATCTTTGGAAAGAATGGTGCCAGAAGCATATTCACAAGGAAATTCTACCACGCTTGTATCATAATTTAAAGTTCCATCAAAATTAATTTGATATTCAGTCTTATATCCCATTTTCTTACACCACTCAACCAAAGGATCATTGCTGGACATTCTTACACGGCGAATGAAATACTTTGCATATCCGGGATGAACACCGGGCGATGCTCCGGCCAAAATTGAAAGCGTTCCGCTTGGTTTTACTGTGGTCAGCTTGATAGATTTGTTCCAGCCACGCAAACGAGACCATTCTTTGTCAAACTTTTTCAGTTCTCTATACACAAAATCAAGCCACTCCAACTTTTCTTTGGACTGGCAAATACCAGAAACACTCAGCCCCAATCTCATATTCTTACGTACAATTTCATTTGTCTGTTTGGTCAAATAATTCATTGCAGCAATGGCTTTCTGGGTCTTATACAAAAGTTTCGCAAGATCAAGAAATTCTTCCTTACTGGAAATTCTGTTCAAGAAAATTTCTGACAAATTGCAACATTCATAATCAGCCAGCGTAATCTCCCCGCAAGGATTCAAGCCTTCACAGTTATCTTCCACAGCCTCACCAAGACGGCCATATTTTTGAGATAGTGGAAGATTAAAAAATCCATATGGTTCTCCATTTCCTTGATATCCTTCCCAAACAGAATCATTAATATAGGAAAAATCATCAACATAAATTGTGTTGTTACTCATTGCTCGCCAATTTGGAATGTTTCCCAAATCCCATCTTTTTGCCCTCAAAAACAAATAATCATCTGCATCACCAAGAGCAATTTCTGCACTCCTTCTGACATTACCAGCAACAACAATACTCCCGATTACGTTGCAAATGTCCAAAACATCAATAGAACGAAGCTTTTTATTTTCTCTCCTTTTCAGAATCTCACAAATTTTCTGAATACCTTCAATAAGAATCTTTGGGCCGGAAGCTGTACCGCCAAATGATTTGATTGGTTCCCCGGCTCCGCGAACCAGAATTGTTGAATATGTAAAAGATTCTCCTGTATTAAAATATGAATTTAAAACATTATATAACAGTTTAATCCAACCTTCACGAGAATCTGGAACAATAAAGTCTGCGTCTTTCGATAATTCATGACGAATATCAACACCCTTCTTTATTTTTGGTAATTGATAAATATGCTCCCTTCTGATACTGAACCCTACTCCACCACCAAGCATCAGCTTTTCAAACAAAAAACAAAATGCGTCAATACTTTTCATAGAAACAAACCAACAATTCAAACAACTATCAGCTTTAAACCTGTCAACCATCGGGGTTCCCAATTGCCACAACATTCTGCCAGCATATAGTCCCTTCAAATTAAACATATAATCAAAAAGACGCTCTGCTTCTTCTTTGGTATAATTTGCTCCAATTCTTTGTGCTCCCTCAATACATCGTCTGAGCGTTTCATGCCATTCTTCAGTTTCTCCATTTTCTTTTCGTCTTGCATATGTTCTCTTGTAAACAATATATCCAAGACCATTAAACCCCCAATCCGGGGTTTTATTTTTGTATTTTTCTATAAATTCTTCAGAAAACTTTTCAAAAGGTTCAACTATATTATTGATATTATTAATTTTATCTGAATTTTCACTCGATGAGACAAAAGAAGATCGGTCTTGCTGAATAATTGAAGGCATTTTTCCTCCTCTAGAATTGAATTATATACTGATCACCACGTTATTTAGTCAATATGACTATAATAAGGATGAAAATATCTCCTTAATTTTCATCTCCATAGAAATGGGTTTTATATTTGTTTTTGAAAAATTTCTCAAGACATTCGGCAGGTTTACCTTTAATCTTAATTATATTTTTTGCAATATAAATTTCTGCCATTTTGCGAGTATGATTGTGTTTATCAGGATTATTTTCTCTCTTGTAATAATGAAAATAAGTCTCTGAACCAAAGTCAATTTGTGAAATTTGAGTAACATTAATGTCCAACATTACAGTATCATCACCATAAGAATTATCTCCAATCAGACGAATCCAATTTCGATTAGCATCAAAATATTTAATATGACTATAAATATTTTTTGTAGATTCATAAAATGAATTATGTTTTGATATGTGATATTTTGCAAGAATTTTTGAAATATTTTTGTAACAAGAATCTTCAGATGATGCAAACTGAAATGTAATAGTACTGTTAGGATAATAAATAATAATTTTATATCCATTATCACATTTAATATATCTTACAGCATTGATATGTCTGAGAAAAAAGCATGACGCAGATACTTTATCTGAACCTGAATTATTATATTTTAATGGTAACATAATATAACCTAAATGATCCCACCCTTCAAACCATCCATAAAAAGCCTTTTCTCCATCAAGAATATCAATAATGTCCGTTGCTTTATTATTCAAAAACAAATTTTTAAGCCACTTGCTCGTTTTATCATTATAATTATTTCTTCCAGACAAAATAATTTTTTCTGAATTTGTTGAAATTATTGCTGACTCTTGAGAACTTGCTGGACAATAAAACTGAACAAAACAAATATTTTCTATATTAAAAATAATATGCTTCTTTATATCAAGACTTTCAGTTTTTTCCCAAATCAAGTTTGGATATTTGAACATCATTGTTCTTTCCATAATAATTCTCCTTTTTATTGACAATATTCACATACAGGATATCAAACTACAAAACCATTGTCAAGGATAAATGAAACTAAGAAAGGAGGAGAATATTATTTACAAGAACAGAAGAATATTCTTCTGCTTCTATTTTGAAAAAAATTTCATCTGAAGTAATTTTTTCTAGATTTCTCAACATAAGACCATTCTTTATAATTGGAAACATAACTCCAGATTGCCATTTCTTATAAAGTGTATCAACATTAGTTTTTGGTAATGTATCATATTGAAAATGAATAATATTATTTTTATGAAGAATAAAAGTATAAAACATATTATTCTTTGTACAAAAAAATGCCCGATAGCATTGATTACACTTTAAAATACTATTAACTTTTATCTTTACTGACCCATCAATAATTTCAGACCCCTCTGTCAATCCTGATAAAGTAATTATGTTTTTGGTTTGAGGGCCTATAATTAACATATCTTTATGAACATATATCATGGCTTTAACCTCTCCAACAACTTTTCAGTTACAAAACCATTTTCAAGATTTTCATCAATATCTTCAATTTCTTGGTCTGGATCTTCACATTGTGTGTGTTCAATAATATATCTTAAATTAACAAATCCTTTTAAATTATTAAATTTCTTTTCTTTTACGTCTCCTCTTTGTACTTCTCCTTTTTGCCCAATATCTTCCGCATTAGTATTATGTTTGTAGGGGAAGGCATAATGCTCAAAAGGAGACATATGAGGAGGATCAGAATACAAAAGCCTATAGTATAAAGCCATGTCTTTTTCCCAGTCTGGTCTATTGGAGTCAAACGGCGTGTATGATACCCGTGCACATCTGGCGACAGAATATCTTGCCAAGAGGTAATAAAGTCCTTGTTCATTTTCAACCTCTTTATCTGTTATATATGGTTGATGCGGGACATCTAATTTTGGCACTGAATTGTCCAAAACTTCTTTCATTTTCTTGCAAAGTTCACGAAATTCCGGTTGAGCATCCTTATGGATTCTTTGAGCAAACATATGCTCAAACCATTCCCTGTTTCCGGTAATTACAGATGTTTGCCAAGAAAAAGGTTCCAGAAGACGGTTCACAATCTGCTTGTGAACACCAAGTTCTGATAATTTTTTTGCACATTCAATTGCATATTGACACGCTTCCATCCAGATAATCTTTGCTTGTTCTGTTTTTTCTCCATCAAGAAGATTTTGTGCAACCATTCCTTTACAATTTTCTCCCCATTCAACAGGACCGGCAGGATCTGTCAAAATACTCTCAATACGAGTCTTTACAGGAATGGCTCTGGAAGATCCAGAGTTTTTTGATAACATCCTGTATGTGTTGACTTCTGGTAAAATAAATCTGTGATATGTACATTGAAAAGTAACAAGCTCATCACCAGTATAACTGTTTTTTGTGTGTGCAAGAATTTTTGCGTCAATCATTTTATAATCTCCTTTATCTCTTCCTCTGTTTCTTGATACTTAAAGAAAAAATCAATTCATACTCTTCAGTCAATGTATTAACAGAATACCGTTGCTTTTGTCGAATGATCATTTGTTTAAGTTCCTTTTTTAGTTCTGGAAATTTTTTTTCCAATTCATCCAGTAACACTTCAAGATCATTTCCTCTAAACTTCTTCGTCATCATACCATTCTCCTTTCCCGGATTTATTATATTTCTCTTTTCTTTTTGTTTTTGGAATAATTGGCCCGGATGATCTGTTTATAATAGTTTTCACTCTTGGCTTATATTTGTCTTTAATTTTAAAAGAAAACTTTTTCATGGAACAGGAATCCTTTCTGTTTCCATATAATGGAATTGAAGCATTACGTCTGCTGTCAAAGGAGATCCATCAGCAACAGAAGCATCCAATGTTAATGAAGACAACGAAATAGGAAAACAACTAACAAAACGAATTGTAAACATTGAATTTCTTTTATTTGTAAGAATGTGTAAAATAGCATCACTATAACGCTCATTTTTACTTTCAAGTTTTCTTCGCTGTTCTGTTGTAATAGGATATCCAAGTCCATACATCCATCTTGCAAGTTCAAAATAATTTTCAAAATCTTCTTGCACCAAAAATGAAACTACTACAGGGTCAAATGTTATCTTATCACCGGGAACAGGTAAATCTTTTACAGGATTTGGAAGCAAAGTTTCACCAAAAGTAATATTTGGCAAAACAACTTGAAAAACATTATATTCTACATTAGGAAACCGGGTAAAAGTAAGCCTGAAAAGACTTGCATTTGAATTATCAAGCGAAGTCAATCCTTTTGGAACAACAAGATTTGATTGTGCGGTGCTCATATAAATTATTTATTAACAAAAAGTTGAAGAAATTTTTCTTTTCTTTCCAACATTTTTCATAGATTTATAATAATATCTGTTCATTATATTGTCATTATAAAATGTTCTGTTATCTTCAGGCTCTTCCAAAACTCCCATTTTAAATAACATATAATTTTCAAAATAATTTGTATCACCCTTTGTTACATGAAGGGATATGATTTCGCGCTTGAAAGAATCTTTTCCAAGAAGATCAACATCTTTTTTAACCAACTCAGAAGACGACCAATAATCTTTCCAATCAGACTCAACTTTTATTCTCCTTTTTCCTTTTTTTACAGTTTTGTAAAAATATTTTCTTCCTATATATCGTTTTCCGGTTTTCAAATTTGTAATACAATATACAAACCCATAATAATTTCCAATCATATCAGAAGTAAAAGGTTTACCCTCAAACAACCAAGGGTTCTGGTACTCCAATATCTGGGAAGATACATTTGTTTTTTGTTTCTTTCGCGGCGTTGATTTTCTTTTCAAAAATATTCTCCAAAAAATCCTTTACAAAATACCGAGGACTTAGAATTTCATTGTTATCAGTAATATATTTAGTTATACAGCAATGCATCCAATTTCGGTATGTAAATTTGTACTTTCTCATATATCTGTTCGCCGCATCACACTCACCCAAATGTTTCATCAACGCCTTTTCTACATCCTGACAAAGAATATGATAGGGAAATTCAAAAACATAACAAATCCTGCCGTTTACGAAACCGGATACCAGAATTTTTGGATTTTCAAGCATATATTTTCTATGCCTTGCCCAAGTCAAATCAGTATAATATCCGCTACCATCCAGTTTCTTTTTCACAGTTTCATTACCATTTACTACAATATTAATAGGCTTTACCTCATAAAAATTTCCATAATTATCATAACCATCATAATTTAATTTTCCTTCCAGAGGATATACATTGGAAATATATAACGTTATCAGTTCTCTAATTGTTGATGAATTTTTATCATTCATATACTCATTTAACAGTGTTTCTGTTTCCTCTGAATCGAATTCAATCGGACTACCCATTGAATACATTGTCACTTTGGAAATAATTCGGAAAAGTTCCTTTTCTTTCATTTAATTAATATTTTATGAACTTTTCCAGTGCCTTTATATCCATAGCTGTCAATTTCAAATCAGTATTTTCAGAATATTTTACAAGTTCATCATAAAACAACGGCTCTGCATTAAGAGTTACCGTTTCTTGTAAAGTTTTATCAATTTCCTGCATAAATGTATTTGTATTTTCTTCTTTTACTTTCCAGATAGGATTACCATTTTCATCAGTAGATTCTTCACCATATCTTTGTATCAGTTGATACCGAACATCTTCAAAATATTTCAACTCTCTGTCACACTCATCAAGCAGCTTTTTAAGCTTGATGAGAAATTTCATTGATGAAAATTCCTGACTGAAAAGCTTCTGAAGAGCAGGAAGTGAAGCTCTCAACTCAAGATAAGTCATTGAAATTTTGTCAAAACTCTGATTTTGTGGTTGCATTTGAATAACCTCCATCACTACTAATTCTCCTTTTTATAATTTTCCTCATCATCTTCATCATAATATTCCTCATCATCATAATATTCGTCTTCATCATCATAATATTCGTCTTCATCATCATAATATTCGTCTTCATCATCCTGAGCATTTTGATTCTTTACACTCAACATAATATACTTCGGTTCAGTATGAATAACCCCCTTCTTCGAATATGGAATTACACTAATCTTCAAATTTCTTCCGCTCTCTTCAACAAGATCTCTGTTCACAATTTCAACCAGACCCCATGATTCAAGCAGTTTTGCAATATAATTTCTCCTGCGATAATCTGTCCTTGTCATCGGCCTTCGTAGCTTGTTATCCAGCATAAACAATTCCTTAAAATGAACAATGTAATACTTGCCCTTCTTGTGCAGAAGATGGCAAGTCTGATACAGCGTCCTGTTCTTTCTGGAATAAATTCCAATTCTTGTCAATGTTTCTGTAATAATCAGAAACTTCGAAGGATCAATCTTTACTTCAATAAAGTTCTTGATCAATTCATCCCTGAAGTTTTCAGTCATTGGTTGTGTCTGTGTTTGCTTCATTGTAGTTGTCTTTTCCATATTACACTCCTTTTTTCAATGAATTATAATGTTTTAACACACTCTTTTTGGAAATTCCATATTTACTGGAAATTTCCTCAACAAATTCAACATCCTTCTCTACCTTTTTCAAGGGGGAGAATCTTTTTCTTTTTGGTATTGCCAAGTACAAGTATTTATAATGAACATCCTTGTCAATGTAAGGAAACTGATTTAAAGTATTAGATATAAACAAAGTATCAGGAAAATTGGAATAAATTCTGTTTACAACAAAAGATGGATATTCCTGTAAATTATCCTGATTAATCAGATTTTCATCAAGCTTGAAATTTATTGCTTTCAAAATATCTCCAAGCTTCAACGCAGTATTGTTCTCTTCCATATTACCGAATCTCCAGAGAAATTTCAACCAGCATGGCCATCATGTGAATTTCATAATCAACAACGTAAGGCAATTTTGCCTGATAATTTGCAAGAATAACAATAACGTTTTCTTTCTTCTTTACAGAATCAAGCTTTGGAATAATCACATCATAAATAGAACGAATGATTGAATATGGATCGGTTGACATCTGGATATGCCGGGCAACCCATTCCCTCATCAAATCAAAATTCATCTCTTTCATGTATTTGTAAACTTCAAGAATTTCGCGTTCAACACTTTTTGATTGCCCAAGAATACCCTCATCAATCTTTCCATTGATTGATGCATATTTTTGCAATTCTACAAGAATTTTCCTGAAATCTGGAAAAAGCCTCTTAACATGATAAATAACAACCTCTTCGGACTCAAAAGGAACTCCTTCAGTCTTGAGAATTTTAAAAACTTTATTTGAAAATTCTGCCAGCATTGTTTCTTTTTCCTCTTTTGTAAAGGAAAAATCAACAACTGCCATGCGAGACTGAAGAGCATGAATAATCTTTTGTTTATAATTGGCAGTAAAAATAAATCGGCAATTGGAAGAATACTCTTCCATGAAGCTTCTTAGCGCAGGTTGAGTGCTGGAAGGATTCAAATAATCCGCTTCATCAATAATTACCACTTTCAACTGTGTTCCGGTCAATGAAACAGTTGTTGCAAAATCCTTGATTTTGCTTCTAAAAGTATCAATTCCAGACTCGTCTGATCCATTAATCAGCAAATAATTACAAGACAAATCATTACAAATAGCCTTGGCAACGGTTGTCTTTCCGACACCCGGCTTTCCACACAACAGAAGATTCGGAACATTCTCTGTTTTGAGAATATCCTGAAAATAAGATTTCAAACGCTTTGGAAGAATCACTCCCTTAAGTGAAGTCGGTCTGTACTTTTCAGCCCAAATTTCAATGTCTTTATTCATCTCATGATCTCCTATTTCTTGAAAATTGTTGACATATAATACTCAATTTTTGGTGTTGTTGCTGCTTCAGGAACAAAATGCATCAGAAATTTGTTTGCAGGATCTCCTTTTCTATAAGTTCCTACATAATAGCAACTTACTTGATAGTCTCCGCTAACAATTTTTGTCAAATTAACTACATTTAATGCAACAAGTTCTTCCATGTTTTGTGAAACTTCTTCAAGAAAAATTGTAAATTCATCACTGGTCTTGTTATCAGTAAATGTTGCATCAGACAAAACAAGAGTTGGAGAAGAAGAATTTGTAAAATTAAACAAAAGCGTTCCCATATTAAGAACGTTTGATGCTTGCTTGATTTTCTTTAACATTTCATTTGTAAAATTAAGAGAAAACACCTTATTTTCAGTAGTACATTTAAAATCAACATCTTCAAAAAATTTGATATTAAAATGGTTGATCGGAACTAACATTGTCTCTGTCTTTAGAGATGTTTCAGAATTCGGTACAGAAAACCGAATCTGTTTATCGTCATAGGAAATATTGACGTATTCAGGCTCTTTGCTCATCAGTTGAATCATTCCCAGAAACTTTTGCAAAGAAAAAGCAATTGTTTCTGGTGGAGTCTCCGTGATGTTTGCTTTGGCTTTTATTGTATAATTATCATTAAAAAGTGTGATATATGGAACATTCTTCTTTAGACAAACATATTGATTAATATTTGCCAAAGCAGAAAGAATTTTTGTTGTTTCTGACGAAAGTTTTAGATTAAACATAATGCCCTCACAACACTATGATAACACATTCTGATGTCAAAATCAACCTATGGTCTCCTCAAAACATAATCGGGAGACAATGCGTGTGGACACACCTTTTTGACAATTGGTTTGGTGATGTTTCGAAAAACATTTTCTTTTCTTAAAATATGTAAGAAAAGTTCCTGTTCTTCTTCACACATCAACTCAATGGATTTAATCAAAATTTCGCGCTTCTTTTCATATGGAATAGGATAAGATGGTTGATAGACATACAGCCGCTTGATTTGATGTTCAATATATGAATCAGCAAATCCCGGCTTGTTTGCCCGCGATTTCTTATATTCCAGCTTCTTGAAATTTTCAAATTCAATACTGGGATTATACACTGCTGCAAAATAAAGTTCCAGCGGGTATTTCAAATTTTCTTTCAAATAATCAACCATTTTATCCTTATCTTCCATTTCATTGGCTTTTCGTAAAATATTAAGAATACTATAACTCATGCTTCAAAATCTCCTATACTAAAAAGTAATGTTTTCAAATTGTGTTCTCTAAAGTATTTATTAGTTATTTCCAAACCTTTCCCCTTCTTTTGTTTCAAAGATTCTTTGTAAAGGTTGAAAATTTCCATCTGAATATTTTTTGGAATATAGAAAAAATCAATAAGCGTTCTGTTACGAACAAATCCGGGCCGTTCTTCTTCACTTAAAACACTTTCAATCTCCCCATAAGGTATATTAACCAATTCATTGAATCTGTCTATAGAAACTTCAACTTCATTTTTTTCATTATTTACAAAATAATCATCATCTGTCAGATAATTTGGTATACCGTCTGTTTTGTCGCCATAGAGTATTTTGAACAACAAATCATATGTTGGTGAAACATGAAAATTCAGAAATTTCTTCTTTACAGGACAATATTGCCTGATATTTATTGAATAAAGTTGAGAAAAATCAGTATCTGAACTGATAATCAAAACTTCATCATGATTGAGTGCCGCAAATTGTGCCAAAGTAGCAATAATATCATCTGCTTCACACTTTTCATGCCTCATATATACCATCGGCAGATTTTCAAAAATTTCATTTTTAATTTGATCCAAATATGTATAGATCATTTCCCAGTTAAAAGATGAAAACTTCTTTTTACGGCGTCTGTTTGCTTTATAAAAGGAAAAATAATCCCTGCGCCAAGGCCATTTCCCGTCATCAACCAAAACAATTCCAAAATTTTGCGAAAATTCATAACGAAACTTTTTTACATTAATTCTGATCATATTCAATACAATATTTCTTACAGAATCAATATCAATTCTGGATGATTGTAAAATGTTGGAAATAACCAAACTGTTCAAATCTATAATAATCATATAACACGCTCCCGTTAAAACAGGGAAGACAGCTTTGAAAGATTATCAAAATTAAGATCCTCCATATCTATTCCATCTGCAAGGCTTTGATCAATGTCGATTTTATCGTTTTCCACATTGTACAATCTCATTCTGGTTCTGTCTATACCAACATAAGATTTTTTATACTTTGTGGCGTCACCATACCTGTTTTTCAATTGTTTCATAATAATAACGTTTGATGACTCAAGCGTTTCATTATTTATCAGAGTAACAATCAAATCCGCTGTCATAGCAGTTCCAAAAGAATCTGAAATTGCCGTCATATCAACATCAGATGCTGAAAATCCGGTTCTATTCAACTGGGTAGCTGTAATCACAGGAACCCGGTTTTCCATAGCAAATCCACGCAATTCTTCAGCAATTGCTTTAACAATTACGTACGTATTATTCTTCCCGTCATTAACAATTCTGGCTGAAGAACAGATATTCATATAATCAATTATTACAACATCAGGAACAAAATCCTTTTTTGTCTTCAATTCCAATAACAGTTTTCTGAAATGATTAATATTCGGTACAGCTGTAGGGTATTCTTTTACAATCAATTTCCCTTTTGGGACTGTTTTTCTTAATCTTTCCACCCGTTCAAGATAATCATTTTTGTTCAAATTTTTCAAATAATCAATAGAAATATCCAACAGATTTGCGTCAATCCGTTTAACAATTTCTTCTTCAGACATTTCCATTGTGATATAAAGAACATTATAAAAACTTTTCAAATAATGTGACGCAAAATGACAAAGCGTGAGTGTTTTGCCAACATTAACACCGCCAACAAAAATATTTAAAGTCTTTCTTGTTATGCCTCCATTTGTAATTTTATTCAAAAAATCTATATCAAAAGGTATTTTTTCTTCAATACGAGTATAATAATCATATCTTTTTTCAGCATCTTCAAAATAATCGTGTCCTACAGATCTGTCAAAAGTAATTGAAACTGCTTCTTTTAAAAGTTCTGGGATAGCGTCTTTTGATTGTTGTTTATCTTCTCCATTGATAATTTTGATAGATTTTCTAAGCGCATTTTCAATGGCAGAATCCCGGCAAAACTTTTCCGTTTCTTGAATTAACCATTCAAGATTGGGTTGTTCTGCCGAAGAATATTTTTTTAATTCTTCATAAAAACCAACAAGTTCTTTGAAAATCCTCTCAGGAAGTTTTTGTTGTAACATCCCGATTCGGATTTCAATTACATCCAGTGATGGTCGCTCATTAAATTTTGAGAAGAACTGTTCAATAGTAGAATACAATTCCTGATAAGGAGAAGTAAAATATTCTTTTTTCAGAAATGGAGAAACTTCTCTGATGTACTCTTCATTAAATAGCAAATTCTTGATAATTATTTTTTGAAACATATTTAATGAATTGTAGGAGTTTTACCATCATTTGGAGGAAGTATCAAAAACTGACTTTCTTTATTTTCATTTATTTTATCTACATTTTTCTTTATTATATAAAAGAGAGTTCTGTCAATTTCTTCCTTGTACTTCATTGGAAGAGAACCCAAAAAAGTATACTCATCATTAATCCAAACCGGATAAGCAATACTATTCGTTGTATGTGATTTGCGAGCAGCCTTTTTCATCTTTTTCAAATTATCAGAAAACCTCTTTCGGCCAAAATCAAGAATCATCTTTTCAAGACTATCTTTAGTTGCAGAATCAATTTCTGTATGTTCATAATGAATTCCAATATCATTTTTACCAAAAAACTTTGTTTCATCAGAAACGTATACCGCAGGCACTATAAAAACATCATCAACAAAATTTTTACTATTTTCAAAATCTTTGCAAATTTTCTTTATTTCAGAATTATCAATTTCCATAAACCAAAATTTCTTAAGTTGTTCCGCATTTATATCTATTACTTTTCCATAATAACTATAAACATAATATCCAACCACAGTATTTTTTGGTTTGGTATAAATTGTACCAACAATCGTATAAATTTTGCTTAAATTTTTTTCTAAAAAGTACAAAAACTTCATATTGTACTTGGACATTTCTTTTTGATAATCATTTCCAAATACTTTTTCAAAAGAATTCTTTGTAAGAATATTATAAATTACATATTTCTCATAAGAGATTAAAGAAAAATCTGAAAAATAGATTTCATTACAAAAATCAAAGGAAAACTTCTCTTTTTCAAGATTTCTAAACAAGTTTCTGAACAATTTTGAATTTGTTGATATTCTATACAATTTATTAAATAAAGTTCCCAATTCGTACGGATTAAATGCGTTTTTAAGTGACATGATTAATCCTCACTTTCTTCAAAAACATCATCGTCTTCAATTTGAAGACTTTCACCTGTTCCATACCGGAATGACTTCTTTACATATTCATTCAATTCCTGAAGAACCTCATCAGTAAAATATTTTTCAGGATTCTTGTAAATAGCCTTTTCGAAAGCTTTAGTTTCTCCAATTTGATATTTATGGCCGACCTTGGTAAACAATCCGGCTTCAATACCAAGATCAAGAAGACCATAATACTTGTTCAATCCTTTGACATAATCAAGATAAATTTCTGCTGTCTTGTTTTCTCTAATAAAACGAGACTTCATCACTTTAGCTGTCAAAATATTACCAACAATATCCCCTGAAGAATCCTTATCCTTCTTTTTCGACAAGAAAATAGTTACTGCTGCATTATAATGAATACCACTGCCACCAGACATTATCTTGCGCGGATAAAGACCCTGTTCATCATAAACATGATTTGTAACAATCATGGAAACATCAGCGACACTGAGTTTCAAAGTAATTGTTCTGAACGCACTCTTGATCAAGCGCGAACGGGTCATATCCTGAGTTTCTTTTCCAGCGAGAGAATCTTCCATTTCTTTCGATGTTGAAAGATTTCCTAAAGAATCAAGAATCATTAATAACTTGCCTTTTTTTCCCTGAGCAATGTATTCTTCCAGAACCTGCAAAGAAGTTTTTCTAAAATCCTGAACAGTTTGAATTGGAACAACAAGAACGCGCGAAGAATCAATTTTTCTGTCAACAAACATTTCCTTTGTCAACGCACCTTCACTTTCCATATAAATGACTTGAGCATCAGGATCAGAATCAAGAAAATTCTTCATTATTGAGAAACAAAGGTACGTCTTTCCTACCGTCGTTTCCCCGGCAAAAACGGTAATCTTCTTGTTTGGCAAACCGCCAAACAAATCACCGGACAAAACAGCGTTGAGCATATACGAACCTGTGTCGGTATATGTATCAACATCGGAAATAATTCCTTCGTCAACAATAGAAACAAACGGGTTTTCTTTTACCAAAGAATCTTTAATTTTCTTCAAAAAATTTGTAGGCATTAAATGACCTCCTGTCTGTATACAACTATGTTACCACAATCAAGCGAACAAATCAAGAAGATTGAATGAACGCTCAATTTTCCAATTAATCGGCTCAGTAAGAATTTTTAACGGATCAATAACAGCTTTTTCGATCATCTTTTCATAATCCACATATTTTGTAATATCATCAATAATTTCCTTTGGAAGCGTAACATTTGCCGGAAATGAGATAACATAACTTTCAAAAGGATTTGGTTCTTTTAGATACAGAAACTTGATCTTGTCTCCACTAATAATTGGATGAATTTCCATTAATTTTCTGTCCTTAATTAATTTGTTGAACACCAACGCTCCACGAACATGAACAGGAACAGATTTTGATGTCAATGAATATTTTTCAAGATTGTTAACATTTCTTGGGAAAGCAATATCGTAAATAGACGATTGTATAAATTGTTCACGATATTTTTCCAGATTTTCAATCAATTTATCATTATTTTCCTGCAAAATAGTTTTAATTGAATTCTTGAGAATTTCCCTGCAAATTTTGGGAGTTGATGATTTGATTGCTTCAACACCCATCATTTTGATTTTTGGTTCCTTATACTGAATTCCCTCAGAGTTCAAGACATTAAGACAATACCTCTTCTTCGCCAAGAAAATTCCTCTGTCAGCAATCACTTCACGCTTTAGAAAAATTTTGTTTTCCCGACAATTAAGATATTGGGCAAGATCTTTCAAACTTTTGTCAATATGCCGAAGAACTTCCTTGTTAAATGCATCAATATCTTCAACACTCTTTACTTTATTTTTTAAAGGAGAATAATCCAGATAAACTGAATCTGTATCACTGGCAATACAGTAATCAACTCCGCTTGTTCCAAATTTTTCATTTAAAATTTCATTACAAATTTTTTCAATATACCGAATAACAAGTTGTCCACTTAAAGTGACTGAACTGGCCAAAATTATATTATAGAAACGGAAGTAAACATTGCCCATTGCTCCATAGGCAGAATTTAAACAAATTTTCTTCACATTCTGAAGAATGTCATAAACCTTTGCTGTTTCCTTATATTTCTCATCTTTTGTCTTCTCATAGTTGTTCATATTCTCCAAATAAAGCTTTTTGTAATGTTTTCGCTCTTCAAACAAAATCTGAATCAGTTCTGGAAGAAATCCTGTAAATTCATTTGTATAAGTTGCTCCGTTAGCAGCAAGACAGACATTATGTTTTTTAAGACTTTCAATAACATATTCAGGAATTTTCTTTTCTAGAAACATATCAACAGAATATCCTGTACCAATATCATCAATTTTCTTGTAAGTGTCAGGAGAAATATTGAATTGTAGAATAAGATGAGGATAAAGTGAAGTTACGTCAAAACTGACTACCCAATCCTTCATTCCTGTTAAAGGAGATTTTACATAAGCTCCTTCATAAGAATCTCTCATGGAATCCCCAACCCGCTTGGAAAATGGAACTATAATTCCTCTCTTTTTCAGAAAATTGTAAATAATTGCATCCCACATTCTTACTTGGAAAAACACATCCCGAAAAATTGTTTTTGAAAAATAAGCTAAATTCGCCGCCAGAAACATCAAATTAAGTTTCTCATCCAGTTTTTCAACCAATCTGACGTCATGAACGTTATATTCTACAAATTTTTGAAAATCTGTTTCATATAATCTGAAAAGACTACCTTCATACTCAACTTTCTTTTCCCCAAGTTCAAGTTCAGCAATATAATTTAACGCGTTACTCTCTGTTTCTCCTCTTGAAGCAAACTTTTTATACAATCTGACATAATCCAGTTCCTGAATGCCTACAATATGCAATACTTGTCTGTCTTCATAAATGTTTTTATTAATAGGATCAAGATCTTTTTTCAGATAAACTGCTTCAAACGGGCTAAGTTTTTGAGCAAATTCTTCACCAAGAACATTACATATTCTTTGATATATGTAAGGCATATCAAAAGTGGAAATAAACCATCCACTAATGATATCTGGATATCGTTGTGTCCATAATTTTAAGAAAGTCAGCAACAAATGTTTTTCTGATGAACACTTTACATATTCAATTTCAGGTGAATTGGATGCATCAA